AATGGGTTGTCCATTATTCCTGTGAGCGACACACCCAACAATCGTTCTTCTTCGGTATTTCGTTGCCACACTTTTCGCAGATATGGAAATCGAGTGAAGGAAGACTGAACAGTGCCAAGAATCGTTGCCAACTTGACCTTACGTTTGAGATCATCCAGTTTATCTGTTGCACGAACCACAACCTCAGTGAGGTTACAAAATTGATAGGGACGTAATATAATTTCTGAACATGGGTTAGTACCGAAGTCATAGTTAGGATCTCGCCTACCATACTTCTCAGCTTGTTTCTTAGATGCTTCACGATTAAATATTCCTCTTTCACCAGACTTACTCTCTACCAGAGCAGTCCATTCTCGCATGAATGTTTCGATGTCAGGTTTCTCAGAATAAGATACACTATTGTTAGCTAACGCTCTGTGTGCAGCAGTTTCCCACCACTGTCCTGACTTAGCGTGACGCATACGATCATCACTAAGGTTAGACAAAGAGATCATAGCACTACGTCTGACACCACCTACTACAACTATCTGACCTATGAAACACATTAAGTCGTGGCATTCCATAGAAGATAGCTTACGTCCTTGTGCGTTCTTGAATGTAGTAATTGTAAAATTAAATAACTCAACAAGAGGACCAGGACCACTGGCTCTACCTCCAAAAGTTTTTAGTCTAGCACCTGCAGGACGTACACGTGACACATCCCACTTCGGTATCTCACCTGCCCACAGTAATGCTAGTAGTTGTCTGTATGCTTTAGCCCAACCTTCTTTGCTGTCCTTGACAACAATCATAGTCTCACTTTCATACAACTCAGGAACTTCAGGTAACTTCTGGATAAACTGACGCTCCACTGAGAAGCCCACACCTGTGCCACAGAGTAAGATAAACATAGCTTCATCAAATGATTTAGGATCATCTACTGGTAAGTAGCTACAGTTATATCCTGCTGTGTTATCTCTGTCCAACGCAGCACCACTAGTCATCATGGCTCTCATGCTTGGCATTACTTCTAATGATAGAATAGCTTCTTCAATACTGTCTACGTATGTATCATCTCCAATCTTAGGACGCACTACATTATCCATGTAACGTCCTACTGTTTCACTCCATGTCTCACGTCCTTTACCATCAATGTATTTAGCGTAACGTGATTGGTGTATAAAACTTTGGTAATCTGTCGGTAACAAATTGCTCATCTCTTATCTCCACTTCCTTGCAATGTTCCTCTTTCTTTGCGGCTTCTTAATTTTTCGAGATTGTCTTTAGCTAAGTCTGCCATCTCAACATTTAAATCTCTACATAGTGCAGCTATATACCATAGGCAATCACCTACTTCGTCAGCAATAGCAGCACGATCAAACTTACCATCTCGCAATATCTTCTTTACTTTATTCGCAACCTCTCCTGCCTCTGCAGCTAGACCTAGTGCAGGATAGATGATAGCATGTTCTGTTTTATATATAGCAGTCTCAGCAGCTTGTGCTTGATACTGACCCATGTCCATCTCTGGTTTGTTCCATTCTGCAAAATGGTCTATGTCTTCTTGTGTTATCATTATCTCTCCTTAACAACTAAGTTATGTAACTTAACATCATCTGTATCGTGTATTAGATTATTAACCAAGTCATACACATCATCTTCATGACTCTCTTCATGCGAGGATAGTATGTTATTATCTTCATCAACCTCAAGTAATGCTACTATACTAAACTTCTTTTTCATTTGTGTTTCTCTTTATATACCTCAATAAGTTTGTTAAGATACCACTGTGCTTTTTGCAAATCTTCTAAGCCACCTTTGTAGTCATACCTCCATACGTACTTCAGTATGTTACCTTGTAGGTATCCTTCTTTGTTATGGTTAGTTGCAGCAAGGATAGCATCAATACATTCTATACCTGCTTGATTGTAGTGTGGTGGATGGTTCACCAAATCTTTTTCCATTTCATCAAAGTCCTTCAACATATCCTCAACATCAAAGTCTATTTCAAACTCTTCTTCTGTCACGCTTCACCCATTGTTTTTGTCCACTTGGTTAACTTGATTACGTTACCTTCTGTCTCATACTCCATTTCTTTTTCTATTTCAAGTTCTGATTCAGCAAATTGTTTAGGAAACATTTCTTTTACTAGTTCCATCCTGGCATCTTCAAAGTATTCATAGAGGTCTGGATAGTCATCTAACACTTGTGTACTAGATGCCATAGTCATAGCTAAGTCCATCGCTGCCCTTGTAGCTCTTTCATTATTAGTGGGACCAAAGATTAATCCTGTTTGCAAACCTCCGTTCCATGTACCATCTTCATCTATGACAGGTCTTATAATGATAGCCACTTCACCTTCTTCTATTTCTTGACCCATTAGGATCTCCTTTTAACTATGACTCGCTGCACTTTCATGCGCTTGCCTTTTTCTAATAACCAACCTTCAGGTATAACACGATGCGCCCACTTGAAACCTTTTTGTTCACACCAATCACAGTACCTTGACTTAGCTCCTTTATATAACTTAGCATTAGCATTACTAAATACAAAACGTATATCTAACTTAGGATGTTGTCTTTGTATTTCAATATGCTTGCGTCTATCTGACGCACTGAATATTCCTTTTGTTTCTATGATGATACCATTGTCTAGTTCAAAATCTGGTGTATATGTACGATAGCGTAAGTCTTCCCACTCTATCTTTATCTTTTCATACTCTACTTTCTTCTGTCTAGTCTTGAGAAACGAAGCAGCCTCTTCTTCGAGGCCACTCCGATATAACCTTTTGTTATGTTTCCTCTTCGGCATCTTCTTTTGTTTCTGCTTCTATAGACTCTACCAATTGAGTAAGACAAAATATCTTCCTGTCTTCAAGTACTTTAACAAGATAAGCATGACGATTTAACTCTACTTCTGCCATACCTGCTTGTTGATACAAGTCCATTTGAGTTTCATTGAAGTCATCAGTATAGTATACTTTAGGTTCGCCTTTATAGTTTAACTCTAGTTTAGCCATTACCATCTCCTATAAATACGTAGTCTACTTCAGGTGGGTTGGCAGACTTAGACACTCGTGATGGCATAGTCTGTAGAGAGTCCCAACACTTGTGCTTATAGCTGCAGAACTTACATGAGCTATTTAGTACAAGGTTACCTGATTGTTTCTTGTAGTATGTTTCAGGCACTGCATCAAAGCAACGCTTGAATGGTTCATCTTTTTCTATATAGTTTACTGTGTCTTGAATGCTTTGTATTACAGCATCACGATCAACGTCAGCCGCACTGATGTACTTAAACTCACCGTTGCCTTTGTTGACTACCCACCAACCGCCTACGTCTTTTCCTGCGGCTTCTGCGTAGCCTACCAACTGTGGGATGTAACCAAAGCCATCACCTTTAGATAGTGATTCAAATGATTCGAACTTGTTTTGGTATGACCAAGGTGATGCAGACTTTACATCATCTATCTTGCCATCCATTTCCATGTCGTACTCACCATTGATCTCCTGTCCATCAGGCAACTTGAGTGTGACGTTATCATTGTCTTTGAACTCAGCACCTGCTGCACGTAGTAGTCCTTTGAACACAGCCTCAACAATATCACCAAGGATCATGTTCATCAGGAAGTGTGGAGGTAAAGGTATCTTATCTTCAGGATCGTTCTTCTCAAACCACAACTGACATGTAGGTCTGCCAATGTTAGACATACGTAGCTTAAACTCGTCACGAGGACCAGAGTTAAACTGTTTGTCCATAGCAGCTTTAACATCGGAGGCAACCTGATTGGCTACCTCCTCTGTCATTGTAGCTTCACCAGACATAGCCTTCTGCAAGAAGCTGAAGACCATTAGTTCAGCAGGATGATTCATTATCCGTCCACCTCTACAAACTCATTGTCTAGTATCTCTTGTACTAAAGACTCGTCTTCATCAGCATAACCTTTAGCACGTTCATGATGCAAGTCTAAGATCTTACCGTTACTGTATTCGATAAGTTCCAAGAAGTCCTTGAGTGTTTCATTGTCTGCAGAGATTAACTCAACAGCATCACCAAGTGTTGCATGGATCTTACCAAACTTAGCACCAGTAGGAATACTATCTTCCACACCTTCTAGTTTAATGGTTGACATGATAGGTAACATGTTCTTCTTCTTGAGGTGACCCATCACTCCGTTAAGACTTTTCAAACTGTCACGGTTCTTAACATCCATTACAAATGGTACAGACTCAACTGCTGATACAGCTTCGCCTTTCTCATTGGTTGGATTGTCTAGTGTGACTGTACCGTAGTAAACTACCACACGTTTGACTGAACGGATAAGCTGCTTAGTTGCATCGTCCAACGCATTGAAGTCTTCGATGTAACCAGATGGACGCCCAAGGTTTAAGCCACCAATACTATCCTTCAAGTCACCGTTGAGTGTGTTAGACATCACAGACTTTTCCATCTCTTCTGTCTCACTGTTCCAACGTTGCCACTGATTGCGTTGGGCAAAGATACGGACAGTTGCACCTACACTGTAGACAATATCATCACCTGTCTTCAAGGTGAATGCACCTACAGGTACTACCTCTGTCTTAATCATCTTACCATTGAAGTCCACCTCACCCATGAGAGGTTGGTGGAGCATACCTAAACGTGAGATAGATGGCGTGTACTCTGTACTAGGTGCAGAAGATACACCCATAAGTTCAGCCATTGATTGACCACGTTCATTTGCTACTGCTAGTTCTGTACTCATTCTATATCCTTTTCTATAGAGTCAAAGAGATCTTAGTTATACACTAAATATCTACTGTGTCAAGCCAATTCTTTCCTATTTTTGCTTCTAATAGCATCGGCACATTCATCTTTATACCATATGTCTCCTCAATAATCAAGTTTAAATCTTCATTTAATGTGTGAATTAAACTGATAACATAATTCTTTTCGTCAGGATGTACATCAACAACCATAGAATCATGTACAGTATTAACCAAACACGACTTCAAAGGACGCAAACGTTCATGCATTTCGTTTAACACCACTGGTACTACATCACCTGTAGCAAAGCCTTGCACTGGATAATTCTTTATCTTAGTGAAGTGCGTTGGTGTACCACTGCTACGTCTTGTCACATCTGGAAAAGCATACTGCCTACCTGATACGTTTGTTATCTTCAGGAAGCGTAGTGCTTCGTCAGCTAGATTACTATGCCAGTTAGCTATGCCTTTATATTTCTCGATGAAGTGTGTGTAGTAGGCTTGCTCTGCCTTTGATCTTCCATAACCTGTCGCACCAAATAGCGGAGCGAATGTATGTTCTTTAGCTTCTTGGCGTGTTGTTGCTTGTCCTGCATCAGTGATAACTTTTGCTGTGTAGGCGTGAACATCGAAGCCTGTTGCAATTTCTTCCATCGCTGTTTCATCCTGTGCCAAGAACGCTGCTGTCCTAAATTCGAGTTGTGCAAAGTCTGCCTCCATTATTAATCCGTTATCAAACCGTGATACAAATACTTTCTTTACTGGGAATGTTCCTCCTCTTGGCATGTTCTGCATGTTGGGATTTCTTCCACTGAAACGTCCAGTGGCTGTAACGCTTTGAGTAAGTCTAACGTGCAAGAATCCATCTGGCTTTGTGAACTTCTCAATTCCTTTGACGAAACTGTGTAGATAACTAGTAATAGCATTATTACGTTTAAGATCAACAAGGAAACTAAGAGCCTCGTCCATTCTATTGTTTTTAGCAGTTGCAGAAAGTACATCCAGTTCATCCTTTCCTGTGTTAAATCCATTAGCACTTACCCACTTCTTGCTTGGTGCAGTGAAGCGTAGTCCTGCTATCTGTTGACTATTCTTTAGTTTATAACCTAGTGCATTACAATCTTTGCATTTATTAGCTCTTGCAAACTTAGTCCCATCTTTCTTAACTCTGTATATTTTACCTTGCCCTTCGCAACTAGGACAGGTGTATGCCGTGGTCCTGTAGATCGGTGACGAGTTCGCTGCAACGGCATCCTGAAACTCTTTCTGTGTCGATGTGAACTCGAAGAGATCAGCCCATTCCTTCTTGTCATGTACTTTTCTGCTGAATAAGACCTGCGACTTCTGTTCAGGAGAGCCAAGGTTGATCGGTGTATCTCCCATAAGCTTGCGGATTTGCGCTTGGAGTCTCGTTTCGATTTCAGCTTTTTCATTTTCATATTCCTTTCTTACTTGCTCCAACTCTTGAAGATCGACTCTGAATCCTGCCATATAGATTTCGGTGAGCGTTTTACAGGTGTTGAAGGTAACTCTTTTAACTGTGTCGAGAGACTTGGCTTCGGGCTTGGCAAAGTCTGCTTCTTGGGCAAGGAACAGCTGACCAGTAACAAGCAAGTCAGCACGTAGATAATCACAGAGCTTTTGTAAATCTGTTTCATGCGTATTGATTCCTTTCTTGAGGCAGCTACTTAGATAATCTTCTTTCTGCTCTGCCAAGTTTCTACGTTCTGCACAAGCAGCAAGGCTGATTGCATTACGCTGACCTCGATCTAAGATATACTCAGCAAGCATGGTGTCATAGATAGCACCATCATACTTGAAGCCACACTCCCACAACCACATCAAGTCGTGCTGTGCGTTGTGCATAATAAGTAACTCAGTGCTGTCTAACATACACTGTATCTCTATCCTATTAAAACCTGTATCATCTTTTGATTCATTGTGATCAAGTGTCTTGATAGTTAGTGTAGCTTCAGGATCATCAACATCTAACATACCTACCTGTACCAGGTGGTTCTCAGGTTCAAACGGATCGTTGTGTATCTCACCGTCACGCCATGTAACACTGTTCTCTACGTCAAGTACTAACCGCATCTTATGCTCCATACACAGAACGTGAACCATCAAGTACACAAGTTATCTTGCCTTGATAGCCATTCAATTTATTCTTAGCTATATTCAAGTAACGTATTGGATCTTCCTCTTCTCCTTCTGCTTGTTGTGTCTTACCAATGAGTATCATCAGGTCAGCCTCTGCTGCCTTGCCTGTCTTACTACCTTCCATCATAGCTTGGTTTAGGTCAGCCCTGCCCTCTGCTTCTGCTGATAGTTGAGACATCCATATCACAGCACAGTCATACTGCTTGGCTATGTTACGTGCATGGATAGCTGCTGCCTTGAGTGTAATGTCTGATCGTTCTGATCTGATGTCGGCAAACTTATCGCCCATGTCTAGTATAACTATGTCAGGCTTTTCAAACTTAACGACAGACTCTACCCAATCCATACTTTTGCCTGTACTATCCTTGAACTGTATGTTCTCAGACACAGGATGATATCGCTTGGCTGCTAGTGCTTTGTTGTCACGCACTTCTTTCATTGTCATGTTAGATGATGCACTGATGTAACGTGCAGCTACACGTGTGTATGCTTCTTCATTACACAACACAATACACTTAGCACCTTGATGTGCGAAGCCACCATCTGCTGCTACAAGAGAGGCGTGAAAAGAAGTCTTACCAGTATTAGGTCTAGCACCAACCAGAACAAGATGACCACCACTGATACCTTCCACTCTACGAGCCAAGGTACTGATGTTGAACTTCCATCTAGATTCAAGAGCCGTTGCATCAAGCACAGTATCAAGACTGTGATCATCCCACTCAACACGAAGATTTGGAGTAAAGTCATCTTTGTATTCCTCTAATAGTTGACGTAAAGGTTCGAGGCTATTCTCTGCACCATTCACAAAGTCAAAGCCTAAGTTAGCCACACGATCACCGACATGCTGTTGGAACAATTGTGATAACGTATCCTCTGCTATCTCATCTTTGATAGGCTCTGATAATTCTACACGTTTAAATAAATCTTCGTATGCATTACGGCTAGCGGTAGTCATGCTTGCATTGACACGATTGAACACAGCTTGCAAGTCAGCTACTGTCATGTCTCCTTCATAACCTTCCATAGCAACATCCAACGCTTGCTTAATCTTGCGTACATCTTTACTGAAGATCTTATCAGGACAGCGTATACCTTTGTGGTTGTTATAGAACTCTCTATTTAACAGAGTTTTTATTAGTGCTAGTTCCATCAATTCTCTTTCCTCCTTTTACTATCTTATGCATTCCTTCTGGTGTACGTATGGCTGCAGCTATATCAATTAACTGTTGCCAAGTCAACATCAACATCTGATAACTCTTTTCAGACTCATCATACTGTCGCATATATACAACACCTTCATCTCCTATTATGATTTCTATATCTTCAAACGTACCTGACTCATCCAGTGTTCTAATAATAGATGCATCATGTTCAAACTCTACGGTAAACATTTGTTTATCTTTGCTCTTTCTTTAGCACGTCTACGTTCATCATCAGTAAAACTTCTGACACGAGGTATGCTCTCTCCTGTTTCGTAGTCTATGATAATACCTGTGTTCCACTTCTCACACTCTGCTTCAGCATCTTCCAAGTTGTCAAACAGTTTAGGATCAGGAAAGTTTGGAAATACTTTACCTTCAGGTACATACATTCTGTCACCGTCTACATCAATTACTATTGCTAACTTCATTGAAGTCTCCTTCCACGCATACTAACATTGTTCCTGCCTTGTTGTCTGGCATCTCTGTCTGATATATTTTCTCTTGAACTGCCATGCAATCAAACACTGTGTCGTACTGACTGTGCTTTGCTGCCATGACTTCACCATTGTATATGACAAGTAATACTAATGTCCACATAATTCTTTCAACCTTTCTAAGTCTTCTGGTACACGATACTTAATATCATCTATCAAGTTCATAGCTACCGTTTTGTTTCCTGTCCACAGTTCTATCTCTCTGCGATACTCTACTGTCTTACCAATAGCGTCAGGATCGAGAGCAATAATTATCTTATCATACTCTCCTATCTTCTCCATGTGTTTAGGACTCAAGCTTGTACCTAAGATAGCCATAGCTGTTATGTAAGGTAGCTCCTGTGTAGCTATGATAGCCGACACAACATCCTCTACAATCAGAAGAGTATCACCACTGCCATGCATGTAGTAATCAGCTTCTCCTGTGTAGCGATACCACTTAGGATGCTGCTTCTTACCTACAGCCCTGCCCACAGCATCAACTATCCTACCTTCATACTTGATAGGAAATACTACACGTTCATCCTTAACATCATACATGGTATCACCAATCGCTATGCCCCATCTTCGTATAAAACGTTGGTACTTTGTATGCTGTGCCTTTGGTGACACGACATAAGGTGGTATCTCCATAGATGCTTTCTCCTTCTTTATGTTTGTGTATGCACGTTTAAACTGTTGTTCATTCATGCGTAGGAATATCTCTGCTGCTGTCATGTCTGTGTCATAAATACCACCAACTCTACAGCCTAGCTTGAAACAGTTGAACTTAATCTCACCAAATATATTGGCAGCAGTAAATGTATTCTTTCCTTGACAGCCTGGGCAGTCACCTCTCCAACGCTCACCTTCTGTCAGGTTTAAGTCTTCAACAAACTGTCTAACATTAACTCTTTTTACGTGTGGTATTGACATCAATATCTCCTCTCGCTGCGAGTGCTTTGCTTGCACCACTGAATGTGTTAACCATATAAGGTTTAACTGATGCTGTATTCTTATGCCCAGTTACTTGCATAATACCTGCCATATCAACACCACCTTCCATCATTTCTGTGACTGCTGTCCTACGTAAATCCATAGCCGTAAGTTCTTTAGGTAGATTAGCTTCTTCCAGTATCTTGTTGATATGTAACGATATTTCTTCTTTGTCATAAGGTGTGTACGCTCCTGCTCTTGGCTTTATTCTTGGTGCTACGTAATCTTGAAACCCAAAGTCTTCCTTCTGTTGGCGTAGCATGGAACACAAACCTTGCGAGATTGGGAGATGAATCTCTGCATTACGTTTGCTTTGAATCAAGTCCAAGCGACAGCTATCTAAGTCTAGGTTGTCCCATGTTAGGAGCCGCATATCTCCTACACGTTGTCCCCAGTCGTATGCCATTTGAACGATCAAGCCTATGCTACGCCAACGGAAGTCGCTGTAAGCCATGTCAAGAAAGATTGACACTTGTTCACGTGTCCAGTGTTTGCGTCTTGGTTTTTCTGCAACCGTTTGCACCAGAGCCACTGGATTGTGAATCATAACATCATAACGCATAGCATGTTTCCAAGCAGCAGAAAGAACACTGCGCCTGTAGTTGGCGGTACGAACACCAATACCTAGCCATTGCTCATACGCTTGTGTTATGTGTCTGACTTTCAAGTTCTTACAGCGATAGTCCCGAAGCGGTTTGCCTTCTACCTCAGTAGATAAGGTAGCACTCAAATGTTTCTCATAGTCTTTTTGGGAGGAGGACGAGAGCCTACGATACACATCTGAGTTTAGATAGAAGTCAATTACTTCTTCTAGTTTAGCACTTTGCTTCGGGATATTCTTCATTACCATTTCCTCCTTACTTTCCAGTATGACCAAGCTCTACTACAATGTCCATCGCCAAGCAATGTGTCTATTGGTCGCACTAGATTTATTTTATTGTTCCTCTTCCACTCCCAGTTTCTCGCTGAGAATGTCTGGTTTAACCTTCCACCAAGTATCACGTTTAATAATACGCTTAGTGCTATCAGTATCCTTACGAGGTAAGTTACCCACCCAATGTGTAACATCATCGAAAGGCGCATTCGGATTCTGTCCATCATCTTCCTCTTGCATGTTTATACCATAGGTAAACAAAACCACCTCCATAAATTAAGGACACTGCTAGTGGTAGTGAGTGCATTAAAAGTTGGGATACCATACTTCACCTTTCTCTTGTAACTCTTTGAGTTCTTTGATATAATCCATTTCTAGTTTGGCTTTCTCATAGTCACCTTCCCATTCGTAGTCATCTTTCCTACGCCTAGTCTCGTTGATAACTCTCTCTATGGGTACAACTTTAGATATTCTCATTAACATAACCTTTCTTTGTTTGTACCATAAGTTTTACTCAAGCCCCAACAAACGTCAAGAGGTTTTATTCTTCCGTTAGGTAAGGCCATGCCTGGGTACTTGTAGTGTGGGTTGTCTTTCAAGAACTGTCTTAGTCTTTCTACTTCAAGCTTGCGTTGGGCATGTTGTAACTCTTGTACACATGCTGCTCTACCTGTCCAGTGTTCGTGCTTGGACATGCAGTACTTGTGTATCTGATTAGTATCTTCAACCACTGCTAGTAATAGTTCAATCATCCTCCATCTCCATCTCTTCTTTGTAGTTCTCATACTCGTCATGTAAAGCCCATGAGTCTAGTAGTTCATCAGGTATGGTAGCTACTGTTTCATCCCAATCATCAAAGTCATAGTTGAATGATTCGTTATACTCAACTTCATCACCGTCAATCTCGTACCAACCAATGAACATCATGCCCTCTTCTTTGTAGTCACCTTTGATGTATAGGTTATGTGTCTCTGCTGCTGTGATAAACGCTTCAACAGGTGCGCCCCATGCTGAGTCAAAGTTAATGTTAAGGAAGTCAGAACCATCATTGTCCTTGTCCATCCAACAGTCAGCATCATGTATGTCCCACTTGACGCCCCATGATTCTAAGGCTGTCATGTACTCCCATTCACCAATAGGTACAAGGTACTCAAGTAGTTTATTCTCTTTAGCTGCTGCTTCAATCGCATCTAGTTTATCTTTGTCACCTTTGATAGTGACGCTATTCATACACCAATTAGGCATTTGTATTCTCCTCATGTAGGTTGTGTGTTTTTTGGTACAGTAAAGCTTTCCTGATAAACTCAGTGCCATCAGCAAACTCTCCACTGCGTAGTTTGTCATAGCCCCACTCGAAGTAGGACAATGCTTTCTTATCTAAGTCTGTGTCAGGTAAATGCACTGGCTCAAACTCCTTATCGTTACTAGTATGTGCTGTACCTACCTTGTTAGCATTGAGAAATCTCAGTAAGCTAGGCTTGTCAGTAGGTACATCGACAGTTTGATATCCTTTGCCGCACATCTTACGTGCGTCTGCTTGTGTACCTGCCCATACACCTTCAGAATTTTTGTATAGTTTCATAGTTCCTCCTTAGTTACACCATATCATACAATGCTTCCCATGATATTGGGAATAGTCTATTCATCTCAGTACTTATTTGTTGTGCTACTTCTCTTGTCTCCTGCTGTGTGTCTGCACTCAATCGTAAGTTACACATCTTAGCAAACGAATACAGTGTACCACTCCAGTACCACTCAGTGTACATACTCTGAGGTAATACCATACGTGCTTGCTCTGGTGCTACACCTTCATCAAGAAGTTCTTTGTAAACTCTGAGACAAGTATAACCAATAAAGTCTGTATCTGTTTTAGGATATACAACACCGTCACTACCTTGCTTCTTGTCAGCACTGCGTCCACGCCATACGTCAGGTACATAGAACTCAGGTTCACTGTCTACGTAGCGTCTGCTTATCTCATTCCAAGGCATGTACTCGTGCTTCTGTAACTGTCTAGCTACAAAGATAGGAGCCTTGACATGGAACGTAGCAAAGGCATGGTTGAATGGTGACTTGTGATTGTGTTTAGCTAGGTAGTGTATCAGCTTGGCATCACTCTTATCAAAAAACTCTTTGTGTTTACCAAAGCTCACACGTGCAGCGTTGACTACAGATAAGTCATCACCCATGTGGTCTATGTATTCTACCTGCATTCTAAGTCCTCTTTTATCAGATTAGATATGTCATCATATAAGTTAAACTTTTCTTGGATTAGGTTAGCATTTCTCTTACGTGCATCTCTAAGTTGTTCCTCTAGCTCTCGCACATTACGCTTGAGTATATCTATTTCATCAGCTTGTGCAAGTATTATCTTTCTGTTTTTCTCAGCTTCCATTTCATCAGGTAGCATCTTCAACCTCCCAAATGGTTTCCAAAGTCCAGTCGTGTCCATCATCTGTTTGTTCCCACTCAGCTTCTGGAAGTTTATAACTAAACTTATTGTTGCTAAAAAACTTTTCACCACGTGCTATTGCCCATGCTTCCTCTTCACTATCAGCTTCGATAATAGCTCTGTATCCCACGTCTTTCGTGGCTATTACTTTATACTTAGTCATTAGTCTCCTCCTATGGTCTTAACAATTCATATGTATAGTTACACTCAAGCATATCAGATATACGTTCGTAGTGATAGTCCCATTCTCCACTGTCTCTGTCACTACATTCTTGATCTGCTAACAGTTTAGCCCAGTGATCTAAGCTTTCTGTTTCATCTAAGTCTAGTTCATCTTGAACTTTATATTCATCTAGTTCTGTATTAAACACGTATTGTGCTGCATGATATGTTAGCATTAGTCCATCCTCACTACTTTGTATCCACCTGATATGATAGGTATAGCTACGATACCATAGTCATAAATATATACAAGTCTTTTTCCTACACCACCAGTACCATCCAAGATAATCTTGACAATGAGTAGTGGCTCAAGCAATGGGTCACCATCATTACTATCGTATGCACCTAAAGGTGTTACCTTACCATTCATAGGTCTGGGCTTCATACCTGCACTGTATTCGTATTGCAGTTCCATCCATCCATCGAGTGACACTTTGCCACCATCCCACTCATGCTTGTCTATCCATGTAGTTATCCAGTGTAGCAACAAAGAGTTACCTTGTTGCACACATC